GTCATTGGGGTTTCCTCTCGGGGGTGGTGTCGGCGCCGACCTGCTCGGCGATCCGGCCGACCTGGTCCTTGAGTGACTGACCTCCGTTGGGGCGCAGTTCCTCCAGGGCGTCAAGGCGGCATTCGATTCGGCCGACCCGGGCCATCAACCCGGGGCGCCCGTCGGGGAGGCCGGGCCGGGGTGGCTCGCCGAGCAGGTCATCGGCGAGCCTGGCCAGTTTGCGGCTGGTGGTCAGCGTGCCGCGGCCGGCGCGGCGGAGTACCTCGGCGGCGGCGCCGACGGCGGCGATCACCGCCGAGATGTAGAGCAGTGTCTCCACCGCGGACTCCTGACGTGCGGCTAGATGATCGGGTTGCGGTATGCGGCATCCCACGTCTTGCGGCCCAGCAGCCCATCGCGGGTGAGGCCCTGGTCCGCCTGGAATGCCTTGATCAGCTCTCGGTACTCCGGCCCGTACAGGCCATCGGCGCCGGTCTTGCGCAGGTACCGCTTGCCCTTGCCGGCGGGCCAGCCCCGACGGGTGAGCTGTTTGGTCCACATCGCGAGCCACTGCCGGTCGGATTTGCCCACGAATCGGCGGCGGTAGTAGCCCGAAACCGACCTGTCACCACCGGAGCGTGGGCCGAAGTAGTAGCCGCCCGGCAGAGGGAACGCCACCGGTGGTCCCGGAGCCGGCCGCACCGGTGCCGGAGCCGGTACGCCGAGCTGGTCGAGCCGCCAGTTTGTGCCCCGCACCGTGTCCGCGGCCTGGGTGAAGTCTGAGTTCACGTGGCAGTGGCTCGTGTGCCGGTTCGACCCGGTGTACGCGTGGGTGGCGAACTGGTGCCGACGGTGCCAGATCCGGCCCTGGTAGATGATGTACCGCACCCACCACAACGCGCCGGAGCGAGCGAGTGTCACCCACAGTTGCACGACCTGTTCCATCGTGACCCCGCCGGGGTCGTGCAGGTCGGCGTCGAAGTCTCGGGCCCGTACCTCGTCGAGCTGGTCGCCATCGCGATATTCCGCCCGACCGGTCCGGTCCGGGTTGTGGCTCGACGGGTAGCCCTGGTGGGAGGTATCGCCGATCGCACCGTCCGATCTGGTGTCCCGCTTGGGGAACCGCTGGTTGAGCTGGTCTCGGGCCTCATCCAGGTTCGGTACCACGGTCCATGTCATTGGTGTTCACCTCCAGGTCTGGCCAGTCGGTCTGCTCAGGGTCGAGCCATGGATCCGGGGTCAGCTCCCCGATGTGCTGCTCCGGTTCCTCATCCGGGACCGGGTGTGGAATTACAGTCATTACTCACCTTCAGTTGATATAGGTTGCGGTCAGGCGCAGATTTGTGCCCGCCTCGATATCGCCGCCGGCGGCACGCGCTTCCACAATTCCATTCGAGGCGTGGATGATGCCCGTTACGGAAAAGTAGCCGTTATCGCCGGACCACATGGTTGATGACCCCGTCGGCCCCCACCATGAGGGCAGCGTCCCAAGCTCGCGGTCCGGCAAATTCCCATTCGAGCTCAGGTTACTCCCCGTATCGAATGCTAAATGCACGACGAGTACGCAGACTCCGGCCGTCCGACGGAGTTGGAAATTCAGTAGCGTTAAATTGTCGGCGACCGTAAAACCTGTGGTGATCTCTTCATAGTATCTGCCGTTTAGTCGGGCAGGCGTCAGTAGTTGGCCGGACGTAATGAGCTCAGGCATTTTTCCCCTCCCGTTAGAGCGGCGTGACGGCCGGCGCCCATACCTGCACCTCCGTGCCGTCCGGCCACGCCCTACTCACCCCGCCGACGGCCCGCGCGGACAGAGTCACCGTCTGCGTGAGCCCGGTGCCGGTGATCCCGGTCGCGGTCACGCGCTCCCCGCGGCCGATCAATAGGTCCATGGGGAAATCCGAGGGGTCGCTCGTCCAGGGGCCGTTCGCGGTGGTTGAGGTCAGAGCCAGCATCAGTGCGGTATCGGACACGGCCGCGATGGTGGAGCCGTCCGCCGGGACACGTTGCGGGCCGTCGGCCAAGGCCACCGTGTATGGGCCTGCGGGCACACACACCAGTCGCAGATCCCAGGCGTGCTGGGTGATGGTCTCGGTGTACCCCTCGGCGTGCTGGTCGATGCCGTCCGGTGGCAGCCATGCGGGCGTGGATCCGATCGTCAAGCGGTCCCCTACGTCCACCGCGGCGGCTGCCGTGATCAGCGCGGATTTGCCCGCATGGCCGAGCGCGGCCAGGTCGAGGCGGATGGTGGGGTATCGGGCCTCATCCCACGTGCCTAGGTGGGTCCGCCATGATGCCTGGTCGGCGAGGTGGGAGTCGGAGGGGACGTTGACGGTCACTTGGTGGTCGTATCGGCCGACACCGTCCGGCGGTGCTGCGGTGGACAGCGGACCCGACGTCACCTCATACCGGTACGCCGACCCGCCGGACCGTGAGGCAGTAACGTCGTTGCGGACGTGCCGGTCGTCGTCGACGGGCTCCAGCGGCGGCGCGACCTCACCGTCCGCGCCGTAGGTCAGGACGACGGCTCCCGGCTGGTTGTACCGGGATCGCACGCTTCGGTAGGCCAGCCCCAGCACTGTGCGCGGCTCGTAGAGGACGCCCTGGTCGACGTCCTCACACTGGCGCAACAGGGTCAGCAGGGTGCCCGTGGGTTGCGGGCCCATCGTCACGGTGTCGTCAGGATCACCCACGATGTGGCAGGTGATGCCCTCCTCATGACACAGCCGCTCGATCCGCCGGCCGGCTGTCTCGCCGATGTGTCCCGTGACGGCTGGAGCGACGGTCGTCCAGGTATCCGTGGTCGGGGCTCGCCACACACCGATGTGGCCCAGCGCGGCCGTGCCATCCGCCCGCGGCCCGATGTGTAGACGGTGCGGCACACCCGGCGCTCCGGCCGTGGTGGTTGAACTCCGGAGGGCACCGTCAATCCGCAGCGTGTAGGTGACGGTTCCGCCGCCGACGTCGGCCGCCCCCACCTCAAGCCAATGCGGCTTGAGGTCGCTGTAGTCGGTGAAATCGGTAAGAATATAGGTGAAGCTGGATGAGTCATGTCCGTAGGCCACCGCTGCCACCAGCACGGACGACGACGACAGGTCTATCCGCAGTTCGTCGTAGATACTGTCGCCGCCCACAGCGATGGACAGCACGTCCCAGCCCGCCCCGCTGCCGAGCTGCACCAGGAACCGGATAGCCCAATCGTCGCCCGACGCGACACCGGTAATCGGGCCAGCGAGACTGCTAGCTTCCCGTGAGAAGTCCGGTAGGGGCGACGAACCGGGCGACGCAACAGACGCCCAGGCGATCGCACCGGTAGCGGTTAGCGGAGTTCCGCCGACTAGCCCGGACGCGGCCTGGGTAGAACCCGCACCGTCCTCGATCGGCCAGTACGCGACCGGAGCAGTCCCGGTGATTGCTCGCCGCATCGGCGACGTGAGCGGCGAGGCTCCCTGATCAAGGCGGCGCAAGATCCCCGCGCCGCTTACCGACACCCACACATCGGTGCCGGTGACGTCCCACCGTGGCGGCCATGCTGGCACCTCCACCGTGGCCCGAATGTCCCAGTCGTCGACCCCGCTGAGTACGTACACAGCGGCGTGGTTGTCGGCGGCCGTGGCCGCGGCCGTACCGGCGAGGATCACTGTCTGCGCGCCGGCCGTCGCCACTCGCCGCGCCCACATCCGGACCTGTAGAGACGAGCTGGCGGTGACATGCGAGTCGGCGAGGAGGATCCAGCCACCACCGTCGCCGTACGGGGCATCCGGCATCTGCGTGCCGGATGCCCAGCACTGCACGGCAACCAGCCACCAGCCGGCCTGCGTCCCCGACCCGGTGGTCAGGGTGACATTCGCCAGCGTGTCACTGATGCCCGACAGGGTCTGCTCGACCGCAATCGCCACACCGTGCACAACCGTTGAGGCCGCCACGTGACTGTGAGACGCGCTGGCGGTCGCGGTGCGGGCGCCGGTCGCCCCGGAAGACACAGTCTCGTAGGCGGTGGCCATGGTGGCATAGGTGCCGTCAGTCTCCGTTGGCCCCGCCGTCATGCTCACCGGCAGCGTGTAGTCGATCGGCGCCCCGGCTACCCACGCGCAGATCAGCAGCCCGTCCGTAGTAGCGGTGACCGTTGGCGCATCGTGTGATGTGGAAGAAACCGAGGTGCCGCCGGCGGCACCCAGGTGCGGCCTACCGCGGTGTACCCGGGCCTGGGTGTTGCGCCCTAACAGCCCGTAGTACGGGCCGGTCGGGTTCCGCGGGCTGTACCGGCCGTTGACGTCACGAATCGACAGTGACAACGACGTCGGCACCGACTCAGAGCCCTCCGACATCCGCCCACGGCTGATCACGACAGGACCGTGGCCGGTCAGGACATCACTGGTGATGTCCAACCACCCACCCACATCAAGCTCCACCGTCACATCCAGTGGATCGGCGGGAAACGCCACCTGCACTCCTCCCCGTCAGGCCGGCCGTATCCGGCCCTGATCAGCCACAAGCCGCAGCGCTCCGGTCCGGATCAGGCCGAGGAACATGTCGGTGAAAGTCCGCTCCATCGAGCCACCGCCTGCACCGGCCTCGACGCGAATCGTGAAGCTCCCGCTGGCAGAGGGGCTACCGGCCATCGCCGGCAGCGCCGATGGGGCCGCACGGCCGCCGGTCTCACGGCGGATCGCCGCCCGTAGCCGCTCCAGGCCGGCCGCACCGCCAATACTGTCGACCTCCTGCGAGGTCAGCACACCCTCACCTGGAGCCAGCACAGCGGGCACCGAGTCGACACCCTTCGCGCCGGCACCTCGCACATAGCCGCCGGCCGAGAACTCGCGGACGCCGCCGCGGGCGGTGTGCCGCTCAGCGATGATCCGCTGCCTGACCGTCGAGGTCTTGTCCAGGTTGACGCTGGCCAGCCACCGTTTGTAGGCGGCTACCGCGGTGCGGGCGCCTCCGGCGTCGACAGACACCGTCCGGTTGATGTCGGGGATCCGGAACAACTGTGTGGCGAGGGTGTTCGCCTCGCGGCGCTCCACGCCCATCGCGTCGGCCGCGCGGAGGAAGTCCGCGCGGGCCTGCTCAACGACATCCGCCGCCCGCTGGTGGTTGCCGGTGGTTTCCCGGATAGCCGCGGCGTTGTCATTCGCGGCCCGCGCAGCATCGAGCAACGCCCGCCGGTTTCGCTCCCCGGCCTCCGTGTGGGGATCGATACCCGCGCCCTTGCCGTCCTTGGCCGCCTCGGTAAGGCGGCGCAGGGCTGAGGCCATACGAATGTTGGCCTCTTCGGAGGCGTACACGCGGTTCAGGGACTCGTCGAGGGCCTGCGCGAACGTCTTGACCTCGGCGGTAGCGTCGCCGGCGGCGTTCTCGACCTTGCGCAGGCCACCGGCGATCCGCTCACCGCCGGCTTGCCCGGCCTCGCCGGTGTCCTCAAGAGCGTCCTTGAGTTCGGTGATTCGCTTGCGGCCCTCATCGATCTTCGGGCCGGCGCCGGGCAGCCACCCCCACAGGGTGTCGGCCATCGCTGCGCTCGCCTCGCCGATGTCCAGCGTCCGCCGGTACACCCAGCCCAGCACGTCAACCAAACCACCCACGGTGTGGATGCCAGTCTCCATCAACTGGAAGAGGAACCGCAGCGCTGACGCGCCCTCGTCGGCGTTGTCGGCAAAGGTGTCGAACAAGTCACCGAGGGCGCGTCCCAGCCGGGGTAGCCCGTCGGATATCTCCCGGATAGCCGGCCCGGCAGCCTCGATACCGTCGCGCAGCGCCGGACCCAACTCGCGAGCCATACCGGCCACGCCACGCGCGAGCGGCTCGACGTAGCGTGACGCTGCCTGAAACGCCCCATCCACGTCCCCGGTGATGCTGGTCCACGCGTCGGAGACGATCCCGATACCCCGCAACGCGGGCTCCACGAACCGGGCAGCCGAGTCCTCCAGGCTACCGAGCGCCGACCGGCCGAGTGCCTTCCCGGCCGCCTGCACCCGAGAGTCTTTGCCGGCGAGCACCAGACCGCCGAGCACACCCACACCCGCGGTCCCGCCGAGTACCGCACCACCAACAGCCGCACCGAGGGCAGGCACAATCGACGCGGCGAGAACCCCACCGATCGCCGCTCCGGCCGGGCCCAGCGGCGCATGAGCCAGGATCGGGCCGATCCGGGCCACCATCGACACCGCGAACCCGCGGCCGGCCTCCTCGCCCTGCCGCACGGCGTCGTTGACGATGTCGCGGTTACGTACCAGCCGACGCAGCTCCGTCTGCTGCTTACGCATCGTCCGGCTGATGTCCATCCGCCCCGCGGCGTCGTCAGTGCGGGCGAACTGCGCGGCCAGGCCCTTCAGCGCGACCTCGGCCGCCTCGATCTCCCGGTCGAGGCGGTCGGCGTCACGAGCGGTGGCCTGCATTCCGTCGCCGAGCTTGCCGACGCCGTCAGCGGCCCTTTTCGCCGCGCCGGAGACGGTTTCCCGCCCCAACAGATTGATCAGGATGTCGCGGACGTCAGCCATCACGACCTCCCTCGCAGACCAGGGTGTTGGGCCATCAACGCCGCCCGTTCGTCGGCGGGCTCAGGCGCGATGGCGCTGAGGTGGGCGTTGATCTCCCGCAGCGTCATCTCGCGCTGCGCCGCAGGAGTGCACGCCACGAAGTGCCGGGACAGGATCGGCCCGACCTCGTCGAGCAGGGCGGCTAGGCCCCCTCGCTCTGCGGCGAGGACGAGGAGGCCCCACCCGGGGGGACCTCGTCGTCCTCCAGCCGTTCGAGGTGCATGAGGTACACCAGCGGCTCATACGACTCGTACGCCTCGGTGACCCCGCCGAGACGGCGGGCCACCCACGTGGCCGCCAGGAGCGCCGTGGTGTACCGGGGGTCGGTCGGCCTGTCGAGGACGAGCAGCATGCCAGGGATGCCCATGCCGGTTGCGGCCTCGACGGCGATCAGCTCCCGGACCGGCTGCCGCAGTAGCGCCTCCGGGTCGAGGGTCCACGTTCCGTCGCCGTACCGTTCATGGTCGTCGGGGTGGAAGGTGAAGCGAAATCTCACGGTCAGCCTTTCGTGATCACGTCGGCGATGTGGTCCACGACCGCCTGCATTTCCCGGGCTATCGCTGGTGCGAGCTGGGCGGCGGGCCGGTCCACGAATCCGCGTCGCACCCGTTGGGCCACCCACGCCCGGCGGCGGCGCCCGAACACCGGATGCCGCAACACGCCACGGTTGACTGCCGGCACATCCCGCCGCTCCCGCTGCCCGTCAGCGAACACCCGGATCTGCACGCTGGCCTGGCCACGGCGCTCCCGGGTCTGCATACGAACCCGCAGGCTCTTGGACAGCAGCGGCCCGTACCCGGACGGCAACAGCCGCACTGCTGACCGCTGCACCTGCGGCTTGAGGGGTTTCGCCGCCCGCTGAAGGCCGGCGGATAGTTGCCGGGACAAGCCGCGGTCGCCGAGTTGGCGCAGGTTGCGCCGTACAGTCGTCAGGTCACGCCGCCCGGCCTCGACCTGGACGATGAAACCCACCGCTACGCCTCGAGCGGCGGGGTCCAGCCAAGCGTCACCAACGCGTCCCGCGTGGCCGGCGGAATCAACATCTGCGCGTGATCACTGTCGATACGCGTAGCGTCGACAACGCTCAGGTCCAGTTCGATGTCCGGTAGGCACCCGGCCTCAGCCCGGACAGTAAGGCGCCGTACAGCCCCGGACACGTCGGTGCCGTCGAGAATGACGCGCCCGCCGGCCCGCCCGAGTTCGATCTCAGCATGCATGACCGTGGCTCCTCAGGCGGTGTTGCGGGCGACGCCGTCCGGGTCGGACAGGGGCCACGCCACAGATCGCGTCGCCAACTCCCCGACGCCGGCACCGAAGGGGTTGATCTGGGACACCAGGTACGAGCCGACATACTCGGGGTTCGTGGCGCTGATCGCCGCTGACGTTGGGCGTACCCGGATCACCACGACAGTGCGGCGCGCCGCCCAGATCGTGGCGTCCACCGCCGACGCGGCGAAGTCGTCGTTGAAGTTGAGCGTGATGGTGGAGTCTTCGAGACCGGCGAGCCGCGACCGGGCGGTGTTACCCATCGCCGTGTTCTCCAGCGCTTCGAACTCGATCGGTAGCTGCACCGACGTGATCCAGGCCGACAGGTCCACGGCGTTGACCTCGACGCGGGCATCCACCAGGGCAAACGTGCTCATACTTCGCCCCCTTCCTACTTGATGCCTGCGATGCAGGCGATGGTTGCAGTACCGGTGATCGCGGTGATGCGCAGCCGATACCAGGTGTCGCCGATCGGCCCGGCGACCCGGGTTGCCCAGGTGCCGCCCACCGTTGTGATCGGCCCGAACGTCGCCCGTGTCGTCGCCGCGGCGAAGGTGTTGTCGGTGCCGGACTCCAGGACCGCGGTGACGGTGGTGCCCGGGTTCATGACGTGCAGCACGGCGTACAGGTACTGCCCGGCCGGTACCGCGCCGAGCTCGACGGCGGTGCCCGTCGGGCCCGTCGCGTCCACGGTGCTCTTGGTCTTCAGGATGGTGCCGCGGACCGCGCCGACCGCCTGGTTACCCTTGCTGCCCTGCGCCGTCAACGAGAACGGCGCCATCTCACCGACCGCACCGAACAGCTGATACGAGAAGGTTCGCGCCTGGTAGAAGTAGGCCGGGCTGCCCTCCGCGCCGTCGTGCGAGTGGGTGATCACCTGCACCGCGCCGCCGAGCGCGGTGAACACGGTCTCGTCCAACGCGGTGGCCGCCTGCCAGAACCCCGCCACCTGCGACGACACATCCTCTAGGCCGGCGTTACGGGACCGGGCGGTGCGCTGACCGGGCGGCCCGTACGTCGTCGCGTCGCGCGCCTCGAACTCGATGGGCATCGTGGTTTGGGACAGGTCGGTGGTCATGTCGTATCCGGCGAACCACGTGGTGATGTTGTTCGCCGCGAACGTCGTCACGCTCAGCCCTTCTTGGCCGGCTTCGGGTCGGTGTCGAGCACCCGAATGTGTCCGGCGTAGACAAGCTGCGCGATGCTGGTCTCCACCGGATCCAACTCGACCATCCCGCCCCGCTCGACACTGCGGCCGGTACGCACATCAGTGATGCCCACCGCGCCGAGCACCTCGGCGCGCACGATGTCCGCGCTGATCGCCTCCAGGTAGTGGCGGCGGCAGTGCTCCACCGGGCGTTTACCGGTGCCGACCGCCGGCTGGTGACACGTGCCTGCGATCGGCGTGCACGTTTTGATCTCCATCTACCCTCCTTGGGCGATAACACGGACACTGAAGGTGCCGCCGAGGTAGCCGGCCAGGCCGACGTCTTCAAGGCCCGACGGCTCGAACGAGTCCACGACCAGGTCGTTGACGAGGCCACCGAGCGTCCGGTCGGTGTCCTCCAGCGCGGCCCGGATCGATGTCGGCCCGGTCGCGTCGGCGTACCCGGCGAGCGCTTTTTGCCCTGTTCGGTCAAGCTGACCGCTGGTCAACACCGCGATCCGGAACGGGATGATGTAGGTGCCGCGTTTCATCGCCTCCCGGTAGGAGGGGATAGCCGGGACGAGGGGGAACGCGCACGGCGGCACCGGGTTGTCCGGGGCGTAGTCGAATGCGCGCAGCCCGGCGATGCTGCCCAGTCGGTCTTTGAGTCCGGTCATGATCTGCGCGATGGTGGTGGCCATGGTCAGGCCACCTTCACCGGGTGCCGCCGGTACGGGGCGAGTAGCGCGTCAACGATCGGGTTCGGGCGGGCCCGCACGGGCCCGTACTCGCCGTAGCCGGCGATCCCGAACGCCATGCCGCTGAGCTTGAGCAGGTCGGTTGCCCAGATCGCGGCAGCTTGCCGGACTGCGGCGGGTACTACTGCCCAGCCGAACACGCCGACGATCTGTGTCAGTCCCTCCCGGTCGGTGCCGGATCGCAGCGGGAACGTGTGGTTACCGACTGACCGCAGTGACGTGTACGGCCGTGTCTCCGAACCCGCCGCCGGGTTGAGCGGCAGCAGCTGGTAGTCGGTGGCGGTCCAGGTAGTGGCAAAGGTGCCGTCTCGACTGGTGTCGGTAGCGACGCTGGTCACCGAGACGAGATCGTCGACGGCAAGGAGGTAGGCGTCGCAGCTATCGAAGGTGCGGGTGACGGCCGTCTGGTGGAACGTCCGCTCGCAGTGGTCCTCGATCCATCGGGACACGGTGATCACGGCGCCGAGGATTTCCAGGTCAGAGATGCTGTCAGCGATCCCTACCCGCGACTTCAGCTCCTCCGGTGTGCAGTACAGCCTGTTGAGGGAGGTGGATTGGACAGTCCAGGTGCCGGCGGTCACGTCGGACGCGGCGCCGGTGCCGATCCACACGTACGTCCACACACCCGCCGCCGAGCACGGGATGTCCTTGGTGTATACGCCGGTGCCCGATCGGGTGATCTGCGCGGCGGCGTAGGTGTAGGTGGTGGCGGTGCCCGTCGGGTCGGTGATGACCAGACTGATCGTGGTCGGATCCGTCGGCGTCCCCGACACGGCAAACGTGTTCGTCAGCGTGGCCAGTTCGGCGGTGTTGGCGTAGAACAGCTCAGCCATCGGCCACCTCCGGTGTCGACGAGTAGGTAGCGGCGGCCGTGGGAGTGGAGCCGTATGTAGCCGCTGCCGCCGACACGGATGTGGCATTGACGGCCACCGGGTCGGACGCCGGACCGAGTAGCGCCGTGTCTGACCAGCCACAGTCGTCCAGGCGCACCGACACACCCGCGCTGGCGGAGGTTTGGCCGAACCACACCTCCCGGATCGGGCCGCCGAGGTTCAGGGCGGTCAGGTCTCCCGAGTCCTGGGTGGTGCTGGTCGAGTCACCGGCGTAGACCCGTACCCGGCCGACACCTGAGGTCGATCCCGCGGCCGACACCTCCACCCGCCACTGTGTGCCAGCGGAGAGGGCCGTCGATGTCCATACCACCGAGCTGATGTTGTTGCGTAGCGTCAGGACGCCGGAATCGCTGACCTGCACCCGGAACCGCTGACCGGTCGACCCGGCGTTCATGCCCCGCAGCACGGACACCGCGCCGCCGCTGATGGACGCGGGGTCGAGGTAGAAGCGGAAGTGCTGGACGCTGGTGGCGTTGCCGTCGTTGACCGCCCATCCGCGCCGCTGCGGGCCGGTGGTGGCGCCGAGGGTGACAGACATGCACAGCGACCCGTGCGCCGCACCCGTGGACGAGTAGGTGCACGTGCCGTCGGCGGTGTCGGCGGCCAGCGTCCACGCGTCACCGGACCCGCCCCCGGAGTTGCCGGTGGTGATGCCGAGTCCGTCGAGGCCGCCCTCGAAGCTGTTGACGAGGCTCGCCACTACTTCTGCGCCTTGCGGGCGCGAGGCTTGTCCGCCGGGGCTGTCGACGTGTCCGCGGCTGGCTTGTCGGCGGGCTGGAAGTGGGGATCGGCTGCGCGTAGTTGCGCGGCAACCGCGTCGGATACTTCGAGTTCGTCGCCGGCGGGAACGGTGACTTCGACGCGTGTCGGGCTGATCGCGTTGTGCCGCAGCCGTTTGAGTCCGGCCGCAGGTGGGGTAAGGCCCACAGGATGGCTCCTCTGCTGGTCAGGCACCGACCCCCGACGTCTCTGAACGAGAGGGTTGTCGGGGGTCGGTGTCTGTGCCGGTTACGGGGTGGTGTTGTAGCCGATCGCGGTGTCGTCGTTCGATGTCGCGTCGCCGATGTTTTGGAAGTCCTCGCGCATGAACCCGACCAGGACCCGCTGGAACGTCTCGCGGTAGATCGAGTCGTCGACCTCCACGTCCAGGGCCATCCGCTGACCGAACGCCCACTCCATCCGGTTGACCAGCAGGAAGTAGGTTTTCGTGGCGGTCACACCGTCATGGACACCGGCGGCGTTGAGGTCCTCGCGGACATGCTCGGAGGCGATGACCGGCACACCCCACACCGAGCCGATCTGGCCGTTGAGGATGGTGGCCTGCGCCCCCATCTTGTCGACGGTGATCAGGTTCGCGTCGGGTAGCAGTGTGTGGTAGTTCGAGACACCAACGATGATCGCCAGGTCAGCCGGGTTCAGACCCCACTTGCCCATGTCTTTACGCACGGCGGCGATGTTCGCCGAGCTGATCGCCGTGGCGGCCTGACCGGCGTTGGCGAGTCCCCGCTTGCGTAGCCCGTCCCACGCGGTGCGGGCATCTACGGTGCCGGTCACGTCGGAGTCCTGGTGGGTGCCGTCCGAGTCGCCGTCCAGGACGGCCTTTTCCTCGGCGTCGACGAATGCCTGCACGAGCTTGCGGCGCGCATATGGCAGGATCGCCAGCGCGCTGTCGGCCTCCAGCGACCGACTGAACAGCGCTCTCGCGCCGAAGATCTCCGCGTCGAACGTCGGCGTCACCGTGCCCGGCGTCGACGCGGCCATCTTGGTCTCGGTATCGCTGGCCGGCTCCGCGACCCGGTAGGCGGTAGCGTCGGCGCCTTCCACCGGCCACTTCCACGGATTCGTCGGCAGGTCGATCCGGGAGAACAGGGGGGCGACTTTCCCCGAGGCGCGAACCTTTTCGTGCAGGTTCGCGCCGATTCCGGTCGGCACCCACACGCCGCCCTCGGCGGCGGTGTCAACGTCCATCGCCCGCATCAGGCTGGCCCAGCGGTCGCGGAACAGCCTGTGCGCCCGTGCCACCTCGAACCCGTCGCGGGAGCTTTTCGCCCGCTTGTCGACGAGCAGACCGAACAGGATCATGTCGGCGACGGTGCCCTGAAACGATCGCAGCAGGCCGTGATGCTCGGGCCGGAACTCGGTGATCCGCGGCGCCTGTGCGGCCAGGCCGGACTCGGACCGGATCATCACCTGCTCGACCGGGTTACGGGCGCCGTAGGCGTTGGCCCTGAACACGCCGGCCTTGTCGAGACTGCCCGCGGTCACGGCTTCATCGGTAGCCCAGAACAGCTCGTCCAGGGACCGGTCACCGCGCGGGGAGTCGGAGCGGCGCACGATCTGTGGGCCACGCGGCTCGCCTTGTCCGATGCCTTCCCGGTTGCCCGGGTTGAGCGCTGCTGCCCGGACCGCGTCCATGCGGGCGGCCCGCGCGGCAAGCGGCTTCTCTTCGGCGGCCAGCTGGTCCCACTCGGCGAGCAGCCCGTCAACCTCGGTGTTGCGCTCGGCCAGGGCCTGGGAGCGCACGGCGTCGTCGCCGTCCGGCTCGGGCATGGCCTCGATCTCAGCGAGCCGGGCCTGAATCTCTGCCTGCCGCTGCTGGATCTGCGTCAGTCGGTCCATCACATACCTCTCGTGATCCTTGCGGCGTGGATGCGCCGCGTGATGTCGGACTGCCGACCGGAGTGCACCGACGGGTGCGGGTCCTCGGCGCCGGACCCCGAACCATCGGGGGTGGCGGTTGGCGTCTCCGGGTTCCCTTCGGAAGTGGTGGACGCGATGATCTCGGCCAGTTGCGTGCGTTCGTCAGCGGACAACCCGGCCAGGTCTGTGGCCAGTGCGGTCAGTGACCGCACGGCGAGGATCTCCGCGCCCGCGTTGACCGGGACCGGAGTGGGTCCGTAGTCCGCCAACCCCAACTCAAGGCGGGTCACGGTGGGTAGGGGCTGGCCGGCCCGCACCGTCGGCACCCGATCCGGGGTGCTGCGGTAGATACGGCCCCGAAACGACTGGGCCCGGATGGCGCGGTTACGGATGGCCTCCAGAATGCGATCGGCGTCCGCCCCGGCGTTGTATCGGGTAACGGTGAACAGGCCCTTCGCGTCCGCCCGGATCTCCAGCGGGGTGCCGATCGGCACGCTGTACACATCCGATGGCGTGCCCAGCACAGTCAACCCATGGTTGAACAGGCAGACCGCCCGGGGCCCACCGTTGTTCAGCGTCCGATTGAACGCTGCCCGGTCGATGACCTCCATATAGTGGCCGTACTGGTCTCGCACCTCATACGGGCTGTCGAAGATCGCCGCGTATGCCTCGACCGTCCGGCCGTCACCGGACCGGGAGATGCTGATGTCGTCCAGCGCCCACGTGCGCAGGTAGGTGTTCATGCCCGCTCCTCCGGCTCCTCCGGCTTCTGGGCGACGGGCCGCGTGGCCTGCACCGCGGTACTCGGTTGGTCCGGCCCCGGTGGTTGTAGCTGCACGCTGTACAGCCCGGAGTGCTCCAGCATCGTCAGATCCTCACCGTCGATCGCCGCCACCACACTGTCGGGCGTGTAACCGGCGTCGACGAGCTGCCGCACCGCCGCGGCCTGCCCCTGCTGGATCTGCGCCACGTCCGCCCGGTCCTCCCGCAGAAACGGCACGTCCCGGGCGTCGTACCACAACCGCGACGCCTCATCCGGCGGCGGAACCAGGTGCTCCAGCGTGCTCGCTGCCTCTTCCCACAACGGAGCGATGGTCATGTCAGCGAACCGCCGCCGCACCTGCCCGTAGTTCCCCGCGTTCAAGCTGGACCCCTGCAAACCCTCAGACAGCCCAAGGATCACCGGGTGCACACCCGCCGCGGCGGCAATACGGGTCTCCGACAGCCCGGAAATCTGCTTGAAGTCCATCGCCTGGAAATCCGCCCCGACCGGGGTGGCCTTCGCACCCAACAGGTACAGCGTCTTGTACGCGTTGCGGGAGCCTCGATGCTCGGCCTCCAGCCGTTCCTTGAACGCGAACACCTGCTCCGTGGTCATCGTCGGCTCGAACGAGATCACCAGATTCGGCGTCGCCCCGTTACGGAAGAACGCCAACTTGTGCTCCGTGGCGGCGAGATCCGACTGCATCTCCCGCAGGATCGGCGTCAACCACGGCACACCACGAAACCAGCCGACCGGGTCCGGCGTCGGCGTGAACAACGCGACATCCTCAGCCAGCAGCAACTCGTGCCGGGCGTTCGGCGGCTCATACATCACGCCGACCAACTCGGCGTCCAGGTCGTCACCGACCATCATCGGATCATTCGGCGACCCAACCACCAGCGTGCACCAGTCCGGCCGCACCCGCCGCAGATCCCCCGACGGGCGCCGAGCCACAATCCCCGTACCGGACAGGTCCGCGTCCAGCAGCATCCGCACCAGCAACTGCCGGGTCGTCTCACCCCGCCTCGGCCGCTCCAGCCTCGCCAACTCCCCGGTACGGAAGTACTCGTCGGGCCGGCCACGCCGGAACCGCTGATACGAGAAACGGGCCTGGCCGAACACCATCATGCGGGCCAACTCGCACGCCCACACCACCCCCGAGCGCTTGTACGCCTGCTGCACGACCGACTCGAACTCGCTGGGTAGATGCTCCTCCCTACCCCACGACGAGGCGGTCTGCGCGATACCCAACTCGGCCGCGTCAGCCAGCAGCCGCTGAAACTCGTCAAGGCTCAGATTGGTGCTGCGCTGCACCTGCTCGGGCCGCAGCCACGACAACAACCGGGACCACGCGCCCACCGGTGCACCGCCCTTCAGGCGTAGAAGAACATCAGGTCTTGACTCGGCCGGTGCACCCGCGGCGTGCAATGCCCAAACAGGGCCAGGCTGACCGCGGCCAGCGGGGTCACATCCACCGCCAGGTCCCGCCGCGCCCACGCCCACGAACCGCCCACATCACGCTTCACCGCGCCCTCAACGGCGTCATCGGCCTCTTTCTGGCCGATGTGCCAGATGTCCCGGGCCTGCACGTCCGGGCCGGCCACCCCGTCGTAGAACAACTGGCAGCCGGTGACCACATCACCCGGTGTGGCGCGGTGCACGGTCAGCCCAGCCGCCTCCGCCTCATCAGCGAGGGCCTTGTCATCAATCACCACCACGGACGGTCGATGCCGCTCCAACTCTCGGAGCCGGGCCACCACCCACCCGGTACCCGGGCGGTAGTCGAGCGCCCCATCACGGCCGGTCACCTCGATATGCCGGCCCCCGAAAGTCGACGTTCCGGCCGCGCCGATCGCGGTATAGGACCTGTCCGGCGGCACGTACACGCCGAACGCCGGCCGCCCGTCGAGCTGCGAGTCCGGGTTGCGCCGCGCCAGCCACGCGGCCTCGGAAATGACCCGCCATCCGCTCTCCGCGCCGGCCCGCCGCGGCCATATCCCCAGCCGTTCCCGAGCGAAGTCCTCAGCCGGCATCGAGCGGCGTTCCCGGCGCACATGCTCAACGCTGATCCGGATACCCAGCGACGGATTCGCCGCCGCCCAGGCCGCCAGGTCGTCCAGGTCGACGCCCTCGAGGAACTCCAGGCTTCCGCCCAGCCCCCAGTCCCGATAGCCCAGCCCCGGATCCTGCTGCCAGGGCGGATCATCCGCGCCGCGAGGCACCGACGGGTCTCCGCGCTGCCGCAACAGGTACATCACCTCGCCGGTATCACCGGTCAACGGGGGCGAGCTGGTGTACACGATCTGCGGGTTCGGCCGAGCACTCATCGTCGGCATCAGCGCCGACTGCTGCACGAACGTGTACGCGAACGTCTCATCGACCAAGTTCACGTCGCCGGAGAAACCCCGGCCGGATCCCTTCGAGCGGGCCACGAACTTGATCCGTGCCCCCGTGTCCAACCGCTCGATGGACTCCTCACCGTTTGTGTTGATCACCTTGAGGAGCACGCCGTCGACGTCGTACAGGTTGTCGTTGAGCTTCACGCCGAGTCGACCCACCAGCCAGATCACGCGACGGAACGACTCCATAGCAGTCTTGTATTCGTGCGCCGACCACATGATCAGCCGCTCACCGATCAGCAGCAGCCCCGTCAACGCCCGCGCCTCCAGCAGGCAACCCTTGCCGTTCTGCCGAGACACCCATTCGCAGAACTCGAAGCACGCCCACCTGCCGTCCGCCTTCACGGCCAGCATCGCCGTAATCGAGTCCTCCTGCCAGACGTCCAACGGCATCCCGGCCCGCCGCATCAACTCGATGGCCTCCGGCCCGAACGAATCAACCGACTCAGGCTGAGTGTCAACCCGCGGGCTGCGCGCGCCGAGTAATCCGAGCGGTGAGGTCCGTGATTCCACCAGCCCCGTCGCCTCCCGTGCTCGCCTTCGACTGACGCCCACCAGCCAGCTGCTTGCCACCACCGGCCCGGCTCGCCCGCAGCTCCGCCAGCAACGCCTTGAACGTGGTCTGCTGCTGCCGGGCCTCGGTAAGCACCTTGTCCACAACCACGGTCACCTCACCCACGTCGTCAACCTCCAACGTCAACCACGCCCGGTCACGGCCGTTCACGATCGCGTCCAACCGGTCCAGCCGGTCCGCGCACCGGCAGATCTCCTCCACCAGCACCACCACCTCAACCGGGTCGCCGTCGCCGACAAGCTGATCCCACATCCGCCGACCACGCGCCCGCAGACGAGGCGCCCGCGGCCCCTCCTGCGCAACAGGCGTTGCGTGCGGCGTTGCCGTCGCACCCGTTGCGTTGCAACCCCGCTCCGGCAGACACAGCGAATGATCACCTGACCTGTGCTTACGCAGCCGGCGGGACCGTTCCGTCGAGGTAGCCACAGCCGTCCTATCGATCACGTTCCGTGCAGGTCAATGGCGCGGGGGGAGAGACGCCTGACGAAAGGCGCTGGGTCAGCAAAGGTCACCGTCCGTGACGACCCCGCCCCCGGCCTGCACCCTGGGTCACCACCTGCGGGAGTTGACCACCACGTTGTTGGGGTTGCGTTGGCGTCGTGCGCGCATGTGCTGCTGGGCGGTGGCCTGCCCTGCGGACCGGTTGCATCCACGGTGGGCCAGCCCTCGGTAGGTGGTCCGGTCGTCGTCGTGGTCCAGGTCCAACAGCGCGGCCTCGGCCCGCCACATTGGTTGGCCGCATCGTGCGCAGGACTGACCGTCACGCAGCTCCGCCAGGGCTTTCGTGCGCGCCTGCTGGTGCACCCAGCCGTAGCCCCGCTGGGTGGTGGTGAGCCCCCGTGTCATTGACAGCCCACCCCCTGTTGTGAGCGCCCCGGTTTGTGGTGTGCGGGCAGGCCGTCCCAGCCTGCGACCTGCCCGCTTCCCCTTGGTCGCGTCCCGGTCCTGGGTACGCGAAAGCCCGGCGCCACTGAGTGGTCGGCCGGGCCTTGGGCACACTCCGCCTATGCGGTGGATGTGTGAAAACATGATCGCTCGGTCAGGCGGCCGCCGTCAACTCGACACGCGCCCGGCCCCGGCCGGTGGTTCGGGTGAGCATCTCCACGTGGGCGGCCTGGTCGTAGCGGTACCAGGTGGTGCCGCGCCCGCGCCCGGGTAGGTGGTGGGCGGGCAGGAGGCCGTGCAGCCTGTCACCGGTGCGGCG